AGCATCACAGGAAGCATCACAGGAAGTGAAAAAAACTAATACTATTTCTAATAATGATATTAAAAATAGTAAAGACAAAATTGAAGAGTTGAAAAAGGTTAATGAACAACTCAAAAAACAAATTGATGAAAATTTGACATTGATCAAGAAATATGAACTTATCAATAAATTACACCAAAAGAACTATTCAAAAAAGAAAGTGTATTTCTTTAGTGATCACATGTCAAAAGATGAATTTGAATCAATCTTAGGCAATATCTATGATTACAAAAAAACAACATCCAATATTTATATTTTGAAAGTCATGTCAGGCAGGAGTAAATATGAATTACATACTAAATTAATCCAGTTAGGTGATGAAGAAGAATATTATTCAATTGATGACTATTATCCTGACTTAATCAAAGAATTCAAAATTAAATTACTTGGCAAAGGCAAAATGTCATTTGATGGTCAAAATATCGAATGTAATTATTTTAATGGTGTATCTAATTCTATTGGTTATGAAACTAATGAAGATGCAAATGATAATGTTCTTAATTATCTGGTAAATGATGATTATCCAAATTATGAGTTTGCCAAGGATCCAATTGGATGGAATGATGATGTTACCTATTATAAAATTTATGATGTGATCATTGATGTCTATGATATCAATGGTCTTCTCGATAAAGTAAATAAAAATGAGACTCAAAAAGAAGATGAAGATGAAGATGAAGAAGAAGATAACACCGGAATAGAATTATTTGAATCATTGAAAAATCCTAATTATTGTAAACCAGAAGAATTCACATGCAAAGGATGAATTTATTTATTTTTTAGTCTTGTTGGTTTGAATTGTCTTGTAATATAATTCAATATATGCACACATGGCATCAATTTGTTTCATTTTTCCCAATTTATTCCAGGCCTCCCATTTTGCTCTTCCAACAGGATCAAATAATCCTGGTTTTTGTGTTGTGCATTCTCCTAAAGTAGCCTGTTTATAATAACCATAAAACTTCAATTTAGTATCATTCGTAATACTCTTATTTTCAGAACTTCCATTCACTTCTTCTACAACTCTTTCAAATTCTGTCTTGATTTCCTTGTCTGTATTGGTCATATTATTTATGAATATATCTTCATATGATATCTTTATGTAATTTAATTTATTTAAAAATTGATTTGTCAACTCTCTATTAATAATTAATTAATTGTAAATATATCTTTCCAAACTTTCCAAAATGAATGAGAACATAATTAAGAGTATATTATCAGAAATAAAGACAGTTTATAATGGTATATTAATACCTGAACCAGGTCATAATTATCTGTCCATATTGCCACATACAATTAATGAACCCAAATTATTATGTGATATTATTTACAACATGATTTATGGAAACTCTTATAATAATACATTCAAAATTGTTGTTCTAACAGATATCAATAATATCTCACTAGTTAAATCACTCTTAGAATATTGTGTTGATATTAATAAATGTTCTATTAATGATATTGTTAAGGTCGATATGTCAAAAAATAAAATCAAACCATTAACACAAGTATATTTGACTGATTATGATACTGATTCAAATATTATTCAAAATTGTAAACCAGATATCATTCTTATTGGTGAAATAGATAGAATCACATCTGATAATATTTCATTGTTTAACAATATCATTTCTAAAAAAGAAACAAATCATAGATCATCTATTATTTCTATGGATAAACTTATTAAAAATGATTTGAATGGTGTATCTAATATATTGAAAAATACAAAAATAATATTCAAAAGACAACAACCATCATTCAATAACTTGAATGTCACTTACAGAGCAATTAAGTTATTGAATGATCCTAAAACACTTATCAATGATATTATGACAATCATAAACAAAAAGAACAGAAAGAATAAAATATTCAAAATAGTTGTCAACACAAATAATAAAGATCTGTCCACAAAGTTATATGAACAATACCAAAAGATGACTAGGTTAAATAATATTACGAATGATAATCAGTATTTATTATTATCAATCAGAGGATATCATATTAATGATGTAGATAAGTTTATGAGACTTTATGACAGATCTTTAGAATCAATAATATTCACCAAAGATAAATATACTAATCTAATTAATTCAGACATAAAATACAAATCTGATTCTGGTATATTATTCACACATAGTTCTTATTTGACTAAACATAAAGATGGGATAAATATATTTAATAATTGTGACATCTTTATTAATATGGATGACAGACTTGTCAAGAAGAAATATTATAGAACTATTATTGAAACTATTTCTAATAATTCATATTCTTGTGCCAATATCAAATCTAATATTATAGAAATAAAGAAAGACATAATTATGCAATTGAATAGATTGGGCAAGAGTATTTTTGATGATAGTAGTCGTAGGGATAGATATTTTAGATTAATAGAATTAATTAATGACAAAAAAATTCTGATTAATAAAGTGAACAATCTTAAAACAGATATTACCGAAAAATTAGAAGATTATTATAATATAAACATCAAACACAAAGTAATCCATAATAAAGATAATGTTATGATAATGATACCAGTTCCAAATAATTCATCATCCAGTATTAACATGAATTACCAATATGAAAAATCATATCTAAAGAAGAAACTATCTAATGATATCCTTCTAGAAGAAATAGAACTAATTAAGAAGAAGAAGGGGAGTTATTCAGGTCCAATTTGGATTGGTTCATTGGACAAAGTGGAGATTCCAGGTAATAAAATAGGATTTATTAGGGGATCTGATGATTTAATTAAAATATGTGAAATACTTCATGTCGATAAGTTTTCCAGAAAATATAAAAGACCAAATTGGAAAGAGAAGGAGAACAGAAATAAAAATATACTATTTTTGACTCCAATCATAAATAGTATGAAACTGTCAGAACTAAAACAGAAATTAAATATGTCAGTTTATGATAGGTTTGAATATTTACAACCAATTATTGTTTGATTATTTTATCTGAATCTACATTCAAATAATATACTGGAAATAATTTCGGTTTCTTGTCAGAATCGTATTCTAAATCCATATAAAACATATGGAACCAAAATAGATATGATATATTATGTTCAAGATATTTATCATCAGCTAATTTTTTGAGATTCAATTTGTAATTAAACTCTTTGATGTCGATTACATAATTTTCCTTATGTTCAATTCTATTTATGGATTTATTATTATTCTCTATTTTGTCAGAAAGTTGTTTGAATAATTTATCTTGTATAATATTAAATAATATATTTATGTATGATCCATTTATTTTTGATATTTCAATTGGATTGTCAAGAAGAATAATAATTTCTGGCAATCCCCAATAATACCACATACCTAATGTATAATAATGTGTTATTTTTGTTGGTTCTGTTTTGTCATATGCAGGAACAATACAAAATGTTTTAGATTGTATTAACTGTCCAATGATGTTAATGTCATTTATTGATTCTAATGGTTTGAAATCATTTGTGGTATTAGTATTATTTGTAATACTAATTGCACCATTTTTTTTCTCTTTAAAATCAGAATCAGTATCTGAATCTATGTCAGAATCAGAATCGGTATCAGGATTATATTTGATATCACTAATAGATATATTCTTGTAATAATCTTCAATAAACATGTCAAAGCGTTTCTTTAAAAGTAATGCCTGTTCAGATCTATAGTCATTAATCTCGGTATTTGTTTCTAATTCTGATTGGATACTTTTTGTATTACTCATACTTAATAATTCATTATCATTTAATTGTCTTTAGATAATATAATTATTTTTTCCATTATCAGATATATAATTAAATTAATTAATGGCAACTACAAATGGTAATGTCCCCTCTAAAAGTATTGGTGATGATGTTTATGATGGTCTTGGTGGTGTTGGTAGATTCATGACTAAGTTATCATTAGTTGTCACAATTATTGCAGGTTTAGTATTATTGGTTTTGGGTATTTATTTCGTTGTGACTGACGATGATGATAAGAAATATCTCAAAGTTAAAGGAACAGTCATTGACCCTAATTGTGTAAGTTATGTCTCTTCTTATGACAAAAACAAGAATCCTGTAAATATGTATAAATGTAATATTGTTGTCACATACAATATCGAAGGAAAGGATTTTGAAAAGAAATTATTTGTTGACAGTAACAAGAATTATGTAAAAGGTGAACCAGTCGATCTTCAAGTTGATAAATCTAATTATGAGAATGCCAAAATAGCAAAAATGAACAAAACATATCTTGGTGTGATATTAATTATTGTGGCAGTTGTAGCCGGTGCACTCTCTTATCTAAACTATTATTTAGCCGATAAATACAAAGTTTATGCCGCAGGTCAAGGAGCAAGTACTATTTTCAATATATTTAGATAAATAAAAAATTGATAATTTGTATTCTCTATTAAATCTATTCTACTTGATATTATTAGAATAGATTTTCTTCTTTGAAAGTCCAAATCATGTCTTCACAATCTGCCAAATCTGCCGAAATTAAGGAGGAAAAGATTGAGAATAATAGGGATCATCCTGTCATTCGTCTTTTAAAGAATAACAAGCTCCCTTGTGAGTTCTATAACTCATTGGCAAAACGTCTTCAAGATGGTGACAGATCTCTCACTCTCCTCAAGAAATCTTTTGATGGAACCAATATCACAACTTATGATCCTAAGTCACTGACTTTCCGTGAGGTAGTAGCCAAATACTATCTCAAAAACTACAATCCTGTAAAGAAGTGTGTCAAAACTATCCAATTAATTTACCCTGTTCCGGAAGACTATTTTGCGAAGATCTTCAGACATGAATATGCTACTGTGTTGTGGTTTGTTGTAGTTGGTTGTCCTCGTTCATCTGATATTGATGTCATGGTCATTGTGGATGCCAAGTCACACTCTAATGGCAAGACATTCCCTTTGACCTCTGAGGATCATGAACTCATCAGATCCAAGCTCACTTCTATCGGGTATGACTCAAAGAGAGAGATTGACATCAATGTTATTGCCCTAAAGGAGAAAAAGATTGTGGCTTGTTTCAAGGGTGGAAAGGAAACAGCCAATATTGTGATTCATACTGCCAAACTCCATAAGCAGGTTGAATTTCCTCAGTCGGGAATTAAATATGATTCTCAATCCAGACCTACCAACATTGCAGATCTTATTGAAGAGGTGCCAATCACAGAAGATATGATCTATGGAAGGATTCAAGCTATTCTTAAGTTTATTCTTGAATATCTTGAAATCATTTCCATTAACTATCTTGATCTTCGTCCTGAAAAGATGGATTCGATGGCCACTGGCAATGACCTCAAAATGTTGGAGTTTGTTCAGAAGATCATGACAAAGAAGTCAGTTAATTTGGATGTCACAAATATTTCTGACAAGAAGAAACAATATGAGGTCAGATCATTCTACAAGTCTCTTGTCATGAAATTCCTCCAACTCTACCTCCTTATTCAAAAAGAGAAGTGTTATTTCACTAAGGATGAAATTGCCTCATCTTGTAGTGAAATCTTTACTGAAACAGAAAAAAAGGAAGAGACTGAATCTTACATCAAGCGATCAAGATATTATCTCTTCCGTGGATCATGTAATTGGGCTCCACAAGAAGAGGATACAGATCTTACATTCCTCAACAAACTCCTTATCAAGTTTTATGGAGTAACACAATCTTTCATCCAAAAGAGAAATCCTCATAAGATTGTGTCAATTGCCTGTGATCAAATCCTCGAGAAATCCCAAGATGAGAAGTCTCAGTCTTTGCCGAAGGATCTTTTATCATTATTCTTCAAGTCCATTGCTACTCCTACAATTGAGTTTAAAGAATTCTGGAAGATTTACAGCAAGGGAAGAACCGTTAATCAGTGTTTCCCCTTGCCTTCTTCAAAGAGAGAAGACTTTTTGTCATGGATTAATATCAAGGTCAAGAATTCAACACTTTCTGGATTACTTGATAACTCAATTGAGTTTTGTGATCAGAGATCAGATGAATGGCTCAAGTTGCTCTCTGAGTTCTACAAATGTGGAAATAATGGTGGTGTAATTAAGGGTGATTTTGAGTCTTTCTACAACTTAATTAGAGGTGCCATCCTTGAGAAACTTGCCATTGATTGTTTTGATCCTGAGGCCATTGGATTGAAGGGCTATAAGAAGTGGTCTGTCGGTTTTGTTGTTGAAGAAAAGATCAAAGGGTCTAGAGGATTTGCCCCTGATCTTTTAGTAATGGGTATTGATTCGTCAGGAAAGATGGAACTCATCACTATTGAAATCAAGGGACTCAAGTCTTTTGAGTGTAGATCTGATTATGATCGTGGACTTAATCTGGCCTCCAAACAAGTCACATCAGCACGTGAGATTTTGTCCAAGAAGATTTCTCAAGATGATCTCATAATTAGCCGTGGAATTGTCCTTATCTGTTCGATTAAGGATGGATCATTTGTGATGAATCATCATTTTGTGGATTTCTAGGTTTTGTAGATTTTTGGATATTTGTTTATGTTTATGTTTATTGTATTTATTATAAAAAATGAAATTATTATTCACTAATATGATAAAAATAATTGATATCAAAATAAAAAATAGATTTATTGATTTGTGGTGAATGCAGAGAGTGTCCTTAAATTTTTAATAATATAATTTAATAATAGATATGTCTCAATTAATAAATAATAATATTAACAACACTAATAGAAACATCAAAAATAATAATTATAAACATAGCAAAAATGACACAATAAAATATGTTAAATGTGGTAAATGTAAAGGATATGGACAAATTGAAGTTGAAGTTATCAGATGTGAGATTTGTTCTTCTCTTTCTATTTATGGATGTATCAATTGCAAGAGTGGTTATTTATCAGAACCATTCATCGAATGTCCCGATTGTGATGGCCATGGTTCTATTTCTTTTTGCAAACATTGACATATTAATGGCAATTTGACTAATCTATTTCTTTCAAAATCACTTCTCATTGAAGAACTTTTTTTATGTTTGTTTATTTTTGGAAATCTTGTAAACAAATTATCAACCAATTCTGCAGATTGTGGTCTCTTTTTCGATTTAATTTGTTTATGATGATACATATATATTAATAGACACATAGAAAATAAATAAAATAAGACACAAAGAAGAAATTACTTAGACTTTGACAAAGAAACCACAGCTCGAAGGACATCCTTTTTGTTTTTAAGTAGGTCAACATTATAGAAGATCTTGCCATCAGAACAAACATTCTTATAGAATGTCTTGAGTGGAATTGGTTGATCTCCTTTATTAGAAGAGATGACTAAAGGAATTACATCATTTTGATCCACAAAATGGAATGATGATTGTGTGAGTGCTTGATCAAGTTGTTTCTGAATTTGTTCAAGTGTGAGTGTTCCACTTAAACAATCCTTCTTCAGAGTTGCAAGGAGAGAATTGGCCATCTGGAAGTCATAGATCATTCCAGATGTTCCAAGTTGGATGGCAAAGAGAGTCAAACGATAATTATGCCAGGCTGTCTTGAGTGAGATAAGGAGATTGTTTTCCATATTTGCCTTTTTCTTAAAGCGAGCTTCATTATTGGAAATCTTTTGTGAGAAAATTTTGCGAAGAGTTCCATCTTTGATCATCTTCTTAACATCAATGGACAATGCCAACTTTTGAAGATAGTCATATCCAAAAATAACAAAATCCTTTGGTGTAAAAAGGATCTCAAATATCTTTGGATCTCCATCCTCAATTGTAAACATCTTCATGAAGGATGATAATGTCATGATTGTGACATCATACATTGTCTCTGGCTTGGATGGATCGTGAGTAGTGTGGTGATGATCTTTGTCCTTTCCATTAAGATCATCAACAATAATAATAATATCAGTGTCTGAAGTAGTTGTTGCAGATCCATAGACTTGTGAGCCATAAACAGCGACAAAAAGAACAGTCATACTATTGACCAATGACTCAAAATATGAGTTTAATGAGCCTTTAGCCAATTGTGAAAATAGTGATGTTTTCTTTTCTTCCGAAACAGAGAGCATATTGAGTTTTTTATTGGTTTTGCTTATTCAATGATGAAAAGATTTAATATGAATTAATTATAAAATAATACAACATATTGGAATATTCAATTTTTATTATTGGATCATAAACAATCTAATAATATTAATATATATTTCATTAATTGAAATGGTCATGTTAATAATTGGAATTATAACTTATTGCATTACATTATTAGCACTAATTGTCAAAACATTTTTTCCAAACAGAATAAATATATTTAAACCGAATGAGAAGAATAATGGATATTTAATTTATTACAGAATATTTGTGGATGTTATTAATATGATATATATGTTGTATAGTTTGACAATTGTTCAATATGGTATGGATGTAACATCTACAAATCTTAATATATATATGTGGTTAATTACTTCAAATATTTTGACACAACTGACAAATTACCACGAATATATGAAATATTTAATATTATCAGATCTTATTGAAATAACATTTGTAATTATCACATATATACATACTATTTTTAATGAGAATGCATATTTGGGGATTGGGTATTATTTCATAATTAATACAATAAGTCATGTAATAAATTCATTAAACATTATTGACAATACGTTAATCACAAATTATATGTCTGTATTGATAATTATGTTGTCATCACTTGATACAATTGGAGGAATTATGACAGATACATTTAACATAATCAATATATTAATGATTGTTAAATCGAGTATAACAATATATATCAATCAATGTCAACTATCATATTATGAAAAAGTATCAATTAAGAGAGAATTATTAGTAGGTGTTGAAAGACTTAATTCAATATTTAATATTAATTTCAATCTTCTATTATCCGATTATTATGATTATTATGACCATAATGACAATGAAGAATTTGATTCTGCAATGAATGGTATTACTGAATTAAATGAAAATAATTACATATTACCACAAAAAATAATAGAATACAAAAATAGATTACAAAAAAATAGATAACCTGATATATATTAATATCTTAAATTAATATATATATATATTAATGGATTTTTCAGAAACAAAGAATACTAATAATCTAGATAAAATGAATAAAATAATAGAAGATTTGAATGAAATAAAGAACCTATCTATTGAAGTGGCATCATTAATTGATAAACAGAATGAGAGTTTAGAACATATTGAAGATCATGTTGACAGAACAAATAATAACATAAACAAAGCTAATAAAGAATTAGAAATAGCCAAAGATTACAATAATAATAACAAAATGATATATATTGGAGCAATGACAGGGACAATTACAGGATCGATATTTGGTCCAGTTGGAGCATTATCAGGAACATTAATAGGAGGAGTTATTGGTTTACTAACAAGTAAGATTATTTGAGTTACAAATAAACTAGATATAATATGAATATAATAATAAATGTCAATGTTTAATAATAAATTAGGGTTTATTTCAGGACTAGTAACTGGATTAGTCACTGGATTTTTCATTAGTGGATCATTAGTTAGATTTATACATATCAAAAAGAGAGAAATAAAGAAGTTATCAACAATAGAACTGAGAAATAAATTTGATAATGATGGATATGTATTTTTGAAAGATCAACTTGTTACATTAAATACAGAAATGAATGAGATTACAGAATTAATGAGAAAAACAGATAGTTTAGCCATATTAAATGGATGTTATGATCTGAATAATTGTGAATGTAATTTTAGATATAAAAATTGCAGATTGTTTATGTTGAGAAAATATTCTAATAGTGATAACATCCAATATTTTGCTCCATCATGTAATAATGTAATCGATGTAACACCAGGTAGTTTTGTTGATATCAAAACAATCAATGATGAAATAAATTATTTGCCAATTAATAAGTTTATCCAATTATCAAAAAATAGGCTGAATAGAATTGTGAATGATCTAATTAATTATATTAGATACATAATCAATGCAGATGAAGAGAGACATTATGTAACTGACATAACATTTATTACAGAATACAATACAGATAAGGATAATGAGGATGATAATAAGAAATATACATTAATGTGGCATCAAGATAAGTTTGTAGAATCTAAAACAAGAAAGTGTATGTCATATGATTATGTTGGTGTTTTTGTATTGAATACGAAAAATTTAACACCACATAAATTAATGATTGGTAAGACAATTAGTAATGATTCTGAAGAGAAAATTGTATTAGTAAATGAAACAAATATTGATAATGAAAATATATCAGATATTGGATACATTATAGATCAGACGAAAGACTATTATCATAAACATTCAGATTATGAACATATGACCGTTGATGGAATAAGGAACATTATTACTATTAAATTCAAGTATATGAATTAATTATTTTTGATATAATAATATAACATATGGAGATATCAGATTATTTTGAATTATATATTGGTAATAGAATCAAATATGACAGAACATTCCATATCAATAACATGAAAATATTTGATCTGAAAAATATTGATGTAACATTAATTGAAAAGTTATTTGTATATTTCGACAATGTATTATTTGGAAACAAGTTATCCGAGTATATAAACAAAAACAATATTACTTTCAAATGTCATGTGTCAAAATCGTTAACATCAACAGCCGGACAATTTTATTGGAAACTCGATCAATACAAAAAACTTGAGATTGGATTTAAATTTTCGTCACATTTTTTTGATGAAATACTCCAAAAGAATATAACTAATATTGATTTAGGTTTGGTGGACGAACATAATAAAAAATATTTAAGTAAGATGGCTATTGAACCATTAATAGTAACAATGGAACATGAATTAATACATTTGGTTATGTATGTTACAAAAAATCACAAATTAAATGATTTGTCAATAGTTAAATCAGGTCATACTCCAATATTTAAGAGACTTGTTTATAACATATTTGGTCATGTCCAGATTAGACATAATCTTAAAGTTGGTGATGTTGCAATTAATTTAGAGAATAAAGAAAAATTTAGACTTGGAACACATGTTAAGAATATTAAGAATGGTAATAGTGGTTACATTGTAAATATGAAGAAAAATCATGCAGATGTTTGTATTATTTTACCAGATACAAAACATAAACAATGTACATATAGAGCATATTTATATAATGAACTAGAACTAGACAAATCAAGAAAAGATATTGATTTATCAGAAATAAATAATAGATTAAAACCTGGAACAATAATTATGTATAGAGATAGAAAGTATAAAATAATAGAAAATAATAATGTCGCAATCAAAATGCAGTCAGATGATCAAAAATATTGGACAATACATAAATTGACAATGTTAGATTTCATATTTATGTGATAATCAAAATAATTTTTTGAGTTTGGTAGGTTCGATAGAATTTTTTTTTGAATTGTTTCTTTCTAACACTTCAATACCTTTACAATTGGATGACATACATTTCATATAGATGATACCACGATTAGTATCTTCAAAAATATAGAATCCATTTGAGTCATGTTTATTTCCACTATAACATAATTCATTTTTGTCTTCGTATGAAAATCTCCAACCTGTCCCACATGAAGATCTGCCAGTATATTCGGCTGTTGGATGGACCTTTCTGGCTAAACCTATAAGTTGATTAATCTTTTTATCAGTATATGTTTTGGGTATATACATCCCATCACTACAATATTTCTTATTAATAACAAGATATTGATTAGGTATTTCAGGTGTAGATATGTAAAAACAGTCCTGAGTTGTATCAGTGACCATATATCTAAGACATTCATCTGGAGTCATTTTAATTTTAGATTTAGTAGTAACCTTCAATTGATATGTTAGTGGAATCATTGGACGGAAATCATTTGTTTTATTGGAAAATATGGCTCTAAATTCTCTATCAGTTGTATACACATTTTTGTCAATAATATTATCATAACTTTTGTCATATTCAATCATTGCCATCCATAGATCCCATGCAGATTCTGGATAACCCTTTCTATTAGTTCTGTATACAATTGATTTACCCTTAATATGATGATCAATTATTACATGAAAACTTACTTTCTCTTTGGAATGTGAAGATGCTATTAATATAGAGTCATCATTCAGTTTGATTTTATATCTAGTTTTAAAAATATATGTCAGATCTTTTTTGAGTTTTGTTATGAATTCTGTATGATCCATTTTTCTGGCATCTATTTTTTGATTTTTTTCATCAGATAATTCAAGTTTCCATTCAATATCTAAATATGGTTTACATGGTTGATCTGATCTAATTAATTCAAATAAATATCTTGATTTGATTGGTTCTGATTTATATGAATTCCAAAAATCAGTCCATGATTTAATGGGAATAAATCTTCTAAATGATTTTTCATCTAAGATTTGAACGATTTTTTGATATTTATGGCCATCATCATTTTTAGTTTTATTTATGAAATATCTGAGAATGTTTTTAGATCCATGACCATTAAAGACATAAGAATTGTATTTAATGATTTTTTTGACTAGACAATATTTCTTCCTTGTTGATAGATTATTCGGATCACTATCAAGAACTAAATCATCACCCCAATTCATATTTTTAATTTTGTCAACAATGTCATCCATATGTTTAATATATTTTTTTTTCATTTCAGCTTGATTCTCATCAATATCATCATCGGAATTATATGGTGAATCACCCATTTTGCTCTCTTTTGAAGAACTATATCCATTATCATCATCTGAATGATAGGATTGATTATCCATTATGTTTCGAACAGCTGAATCAACATCATTATAGTCACTGATATTCTCATTATGTTTATTATTATTAGTATTAGTATTAGTTGAAACAAGATCGATAGTATTTTTTGTAATAACCAGTTTCAATTGTTCTATTTTCGGTTTCAGTTTCTTTTTAGAACTCATATCAATATTAATATTAATAACACAATATATATATTGTGTTAAAATTATTATTAATCCTATTATTTAATTAGTGATATTCTATCAATTTATCTAATTAATGATAGAATATCAATTTCATATTTTTTAGTATAGTTCTATAGACATAAGACATAGTTTTTCAATTATTAAAGTAATTATATTGAAAAATTGAAAATATGAGTATGTGATAATTAGTTATTTGATTTAACTATATCCATTTAACTATTGATGGAAAAGTATATTAATCAAAATATAAATTACTATTAATAATAGTTAAATAATGGGATGTTGTTTGTGCAAAACATATAATGTTGAAATAATCAACACAAATATTAAATCAATTGAAACAGTCAAATCAAATGAATTAATAGGATCATTACATACTCAGACACTGACCAAAACAATTACACCAACAAATATTTCACAAATGAAAAAGACAATATATGAAAAATATCAACATATATTAATTAATTATCTAATAAAAATATTGGATAAACAAATAGAGAATGATATTATTGATTTCGTCATATCAATAAATGCAATTGAATATTTATTATTCATTATTGTGGCATATGATTATGAAACATCAGTTATTGATAAAATTAGTAATGAGAATATTATTGATATAATTGAGTATGTCAAAAAGATTTATGAAATATTTTTGGTTACAACATCAAAATACTCACTCAATCTGCAATATAACATTCAACAAGAATTTAAGAATACAATTAATGAAATAAGTAATATCGAAAAATTACATTCTTCAATAAATAATTCACCATCTCATTCTGGATCAGATAATAATAATGATTTTAATGCTATTAGGAAATCTAGAACTATTATTATGAATAGATTGAGAACTATACTTATGCCAATACAATGTGAAGTTGCCAAAATGTTCAAAAACAGTATTTATCCAATATATTGTGGAAAACAAATTATATTAAATAATAATAGTATTTTTAATACTTATTATCATAACATTTTTTTGGATAGAATATTTGAAATCAACTATATGTTTGGTTTTAATGAAAGGATTCCACAATATCAAAATCAAAATAGTAATGGCAAAGATGAAAAAATCAATCTTATAGTTCCAATTAAAACATCTGACAATGATGAGAAATTACCAAATGATATTAACAAAAATTCTCCATCTAATAATTCATCTAAAAGTCCATCCAAAAGTTCCTCAACATCATCAACATCCATATCTACATCTACATTATCAATACCAACACCGAAATCAGTCTCAATATCAAGACCTGAACCACATAAAAAGAAAAAAAGAGAAAAAATAAATATACCAAATAGACTTAATGAAAGGGATTCATTTTCAATTAGTTCAGGCAAATCATTGCCATCAATAATATCTGTTAATGATGCAAGCCAATTTGACAATTAAATAAAATTTATTCTCTATTCTTGAATGACAAAACTTTTTCTGCTAATTCCATCTTGAAGTTGTCATGTTTGGAAGTCTTTTTGAAAACTTGTGGAACAATCTTACTACATTTTTTATAACTTAATGTAAATATCTTATCCATATAAATACTATTATATAGATATCCTTTTCTGGTAGTTTTTTTGTATAAAGTCAGAATACATTGTTTTTCATCAGAAACAATCCACAGACCATCTTTTTTATTATAATAAATATCATTTTCATCTTTAGCCATATGATTGATTCTTTTAACAATTAAATGATTTTTGGATTCATCACTTTCTCTAATATATTTGGTGGTGTAATTATACATTTCTGCCAAATAACTTTCAGAATTAATGGAGTCAACATAAACAAGTGGTTGATCTTGGATGTTGGAAATGTTGTCAGAATATTTTTTTATTAGAACAATTGCCATTTAGAATTAAATATATATTATATCAAATGTATATTTAATTTTTGTAATGTATTAAATTGCATGATAATCTCCAATATGGTAATATGTTGGTTTTATTCCTTCTAAATACATGATTTGACCAAATATTACATCTTCATAACTTAATTCTTGTTTTAATATATGTGCTTTATATTTTGCTATTACACTTAATGATTTTCTACTTAAACAATATCCATATCCTCCTCCTGCATATTCTATTTTTTTGATAGATGCTAACTTATTTCTGTCTATATTATTGATATAATTGAAACCATGATTAAAATCGAGTTCTCTATGGTATTTCTTATCAGAACATTTTCCAATATGACATTTATTGGAAGTTGGAACCATTAATGACCCACAATAATCATAAGGTTTATTTTTGAGATTCAAAACATTCTCTTTTTTCAATAAACATCCATCATCAACCTTGATTATATGTGTATAATCTGTTTTCTCATATATATAACCATAAAATATTGCCAATTTATGAGCTAATGTTTCATAGGCTTCCTTACATCCACAATAAAAATTATTTCCGTCAATCTTATATTCTTCTTTTCCTATTAATGTAGGATCACTTTGTATAATGTAATATTTAATATCATTTTCAATTAACCATTTCTCATGATGATTCATAAACTTGTCAAATCTCTTTTTTGTATTTGGACATGTCAATATTCCCATACATATCTTAGGTTTAATCATTTCATTAGATTCTTTTGATTCTTTATTATTAATTATTTGGTTAGATTGATTAGATTGTTTGAGATGGTTAGATAGTTGCAATCTTTTATTTTTTGCATTATGAATAGCAATATTAAATATTTTGAAAGATTTGTATTCTCTGTCTGACATTTTAATTCCATATATTTCCTAGTGAAAATCTTATATTAACTCGTGGATACTTCAAGTCATTAATGATTAATCTATGTAATAGACTTTATTTTTGAATAATAATTTTTAGTTCTGTATTCCATTCTTCATCATATGGATTAGTTCCAGTATTTGATATAATACCACCACATTTTTCACCTATCTCATGTTCAAATTTGGCATATGTCAATATCCAACATATACCATTCCAAAATATTATATATTGCTTATTATCTGATCTCCATATAGTTTTTCCACAACATTGTTTTGTCTCATCCAAATTGTATCCCATTGAATATGTTTTATTACTTATTATTCTGAATCTTCTTGTTTTATTATTAATATTTGCATTATTATTTGCATTATTAATTGTTTCAGTTGGAGATGTTAATGATCTTGGTTTGTTATTGACAGTAAGTTTGTATGTATTATTTGTATTATTCTTTATTTCTCTGTGTATTGATGACAAATCAACACCTAATTCTTTAGAATAAACATCATTAATGTATTCTCTTATTACATTGACATATTCATAAGTGGCATTGTTTTTGTTGATATGATCAAATATACTTTTATCTCTAATGTATGCATCAAATACAGTAACTTTTGTGTATTTCCCTTTAAAGAATTTATCTTTACAATTTGCACTAGTTATTCCAGCTAAATGGAATATATTTAATTTATTATAATCAGCAATTGATCCTGTAGCCCATGAAAAATCCAGTTCTTTATGTATTAATGTAGGTCCTTTAGTCTTCCAATATAACCATAAAACAACCCACATATCAGTTGTCCATTTTTGAATATGATGTTGTATTGGATATGATTTTTCATATTTAGACAAATAATCATACAGTTTCATACATTTCTTTTCACAATCTCTCCAAAAATCTCCATCAATATTTTTCAATAAATATTGTGCACCACCTGAATTCTTTTGGTTTTTTCTGACTAATTCAGGATCTATATCTACTGTTTTGCACATTCCATAAAAGATGTCTGCTTCAGGAAGATTTCTATATTTAGCTCGGTATCTGTCGGAGCAATTCTTAATATAATCATAACCAATATAGGAGATGGTATCAGATACATAACCATTCTTATCATTCAACATCAAAGAGAAATTTGGCAATTTAGTTATGAATATATCAGAATCATGATAAAATACATTTTTACCTAGATCTGGATTCTCATCAAAAAATTTACTTAATAAATATGGTCTTATTGTTGGTGAATATTCATTAGATTTCCTTTCATCCTTGTAACATCTTATTGTCGCATATTTCTTCATTAATCTCTTTGCATATTCTGTTGGTCCTTCACCTGAATATCCAAATAATACATAACATCTATCTATAATACCATGTTTTGCAAATTGATACATATATATTTCCACTTGCCAATGGAAATATGTTGTGTCCGGTTGTGCTGATATAAATATCATATTATTGTCCTTTATTGCTTTTAATGAAGCATCGTCAGTTGCTCTACGCATTATTATTTTATAACTAGAAATATTTTTTTATTATTATATTAAATACTTAAAAAAGTATTTAATATTGTTAATTAACTATATTGAATAAGTCATAATCAAAATAATGGTTAAAAAAGTTATTAAACAAACTAAACAAGATGATGAACTAGTAGTAATAAATACTCAAGACAAACCACAATCGATCACCATTGATAATAAAGAATATTATGTTGGATCTGAACTAATGGAATATGACAAAGTATATTTCACAGGATGTTCTAGAACAATAAGAAAGATTATTGATCTGAAGAAGATTCCACAAGACAAATATGCCTATGGAAATAATAACATTAAGAAAGGTGGTTGGAGATTGTCAGACAATCAAATCAAACCACCTGCCAAAGCTAATTTATTACTATCAAAAGATTGGGTTGAATCTAATGTCCCTAAAATGATGAATGGTTTAGATGAGAAAGAAGTTAAAGAGAAATATGATTGTCCAGAAGCTCCTAATATTATTGATTTGGATGACAATGAGAAGTTTAAAGATGAGAAAGGAAATCCTTTAGAGATAGAGACAAGAGGTGATAGAACTGTCGATGGAATATACTTTTCAGTTTGTGATATTGAAAAAGTATTTGGATTAGAAAATATTTACAAAGTATTAACACAACCGACAAGTGGATATGTTTTAGATGAACATTATTGTTATTTTATATGTATGGACCTGATGATTAAACGGAACAATACAATTAAAAAAGGATCAACTAAAGGGCGTAGAATGTTTTTGACTTATGAAGGAATGATTAAGTTGTTATATTGTTCAAGATCATCAAATGCTAAAAAGTTCCGTAAATGGGCCACTGAAACGTTGTTTACAGTTCAAATGGGTGATGATAACGAAAAACAAGAACTGGCATCTAATCTAATTGGCATTCCAACTAAATCATTAAAACAGGTATTATCAAAGAGTGCTAGTTCTGTTCCATGTTTATATCATTTTTCATTAGGTATTGCCAAAGATTTAAGAAAGATAATGAATATACCGAAAGAAATATCTGATGACTTTATTATTACAAAGTATGGATTCACAGATGATCTGGAAAGAAGAACGAAAGAACATGAAAAGACTTATGGAAAGATTAAAGGTGTCAAATTAGAGTTAATGACATATATTTATATAGATCCAAAATATTTGGCACAAGCAGAAACAGATATGAAGAATTATTTTGAGACAAATGAAATAAAAATTAATTATAAAAACTTCAAAGAACTTATCGCATTCAATTTAAAACATAAATCGCAAATAAATAAACAATTCACAATAATTGGAAATCTATATGCAGGATGTGTTAAAGATTTCCTTGTAAAGATTGATAATCTAAATCACAAAATACAATTATATGAAGAGAAAATGGTTGTGTGTAATGAAAAAATGAATACTCTTATAGAGAAACACCAGAAAGAATTAGAACATGAAAGACATCAGAAAGAACATATACAAAATGAATTAAAATTCCAAATCGAAATGGCAAAACAACAAATGGAATTAATGAGACAAAAAATAGAAATAGACTTTCTGAAGAACCAATTAGGGATTAAATAACAAAACTTAATTATTTTGATTTGATTTGACATATCAAATGAAAAATTGATTTTTTAATTCTTATTCTTATTTTTATTATTAAATCAACATACACAATACAAACACAATACAAAAATGCAGAACGATATATTACATCTGCCTATAAATGCACTTACTGAATCAGATAATAAACATTCATCACTCATAATGAATTCTAAATCATTATATATGTCAATGTTTAGACATATCCATCCTAAAAGGAAAAAGAATATTATTGATGACAAGATTAAAGATGGAACGATTAATCATGATTTCATATTTGAAAAACAACTCGAATTAATTGCTAACGAAAATAAATTAGTCATCCAATCTGACCAAAAAAATAATAATATATGGAATCAACTTGTTATATCAAATAATTCTGATCCTAATGACAATCTGTCTGACAAATCTGGCAAAATTGACAATAATATTATTGATACATTATTCTCAAATGTCATACCTAAACAAAATGCCATGTCTGGCAAAAAAATAGTCATTAATTCATTGTTAAATAATAATGATCCATATAAATATATTGAAAACAAAGATAATTTTGGATCTTATTTAACACAAATGTTTAGACACTATCTATCAAATGCAGTTATTGATTCGGCAATTCGAAATGTCAATACTAATCTGAAATGTTTCAATATTTCTTCATATGACGACTCTTATTGGATCACTAAATTTATTAATCTTATTGATCCATTATTCATTTCATCAATTCCCGTTCTTAAGGAATATGTAAAATATTTTAATCCTCAATTTGACAATCCTTCTAATAATGGAATAGGATTCAAGATTATTGGTGATTTTGTTTTGAAATGTCTCTTAATATATTCTGATATTAATATTGATATTAATCCATACCATAAGACTAACCCATTTGATCCACTCTCAATTACTGAATTACTTACGAATCATCCATTTATATTTAGTTATTCAGTTGATGACGATAATACACAATTATACAAAATAGTAATTAATAATATCCAAT